ACTGTGGGTCAAGCGACGCATTAACTATTAACAACGATAACTCCACTAAGTGTTTTGCTTGTGGGGTTTTTCGTTCTGGGGATGGAACCTTTAGAGAACCAATGGAAACAACAAATAAAAATACAGATTTTATCGACGGAGAATACCGTGCGTTAGAGTCAAGAGGTATCGATGAGGCAACTTGTCGACGCTTCAGATATCAAGTAGGGCACCTCAATGGTAAGCCCTGCCACATCGCAAACTACTACAATGCGCCAGGCGAGAAGATCGCCCAGAAGTATCGCTTTGAAGGCAAAGAGTTTCGATGCACTGGAAAGCCTGATCATTTCTTCGGGCAGCACATGTGGGCAAACCCTGTGCCTGGATTTAAGCTAGTAGTCACTGAAGGGGAGATCGATGCGATGTCAGTAGCTGTCGCACAGGGCGGGGAGTTTCCTGTGGTGTCACTCGGCGCTGGCGCTCAGTCTGCTAAGGCTATGTTTAAGAAGCACTTCGACTGGCTTTCTGGATTTCAGGAAGTGATCCTGATGTTCGACATGGACGACTCAGGACGACAAGCAGTCGAAGAGGTAGCGCATATGTTGCCTGCTGGTAAATGCAAAGTCGCTCACTTGCCACTCAAAGATGCTAATGAATGCCTAGTAGCTGGTAAGAAGAAAGATATTATATCAGCTATATTCACAGCCAAAGTATGGAGGCCTGACGATATTATCTCTGGTGATGACCTTTATGAGAAGATCGCAGAGCACCATGAGGTTGAGTCACTAGACTATCCGTTTGAGGGACTAAACAGAATCACTCATGGCCTCAGGCAGTCTGAGATTGTGACGATGTGTGCAGGGAGTGGCATCGGTAAGTCACAAGTGTGTCGCGTCATCACGCATCATCTACTGAAGACTACCGAGAAACGCATTGGCTACATTGCGCTCGAAGAGTCGGTCGAGAGGACTGCACTGAGTCTCATCGGGCTCGAGATGGGCAAGTGTTTACACCTTGATCCGTTTGAACGCGACGATGAGTTTCGAGCAGCCTTCGACGCTACAGTAGGTAATGGTCGTTTTTACGTTTATGATCACTTTGGATCTCTAGCGTCAGACTCGTTGCTTAACCGTATTCGATTTATGATTAAGACTTACGATGTCGACTTTGTGGTCCTCGATCATATCAGCATTGTTGTCAGTGGCATCGGCGACGGGGACGAGAGGAGACTCATCGATAACACGATGACAGCACTGCGCTCACTCGTCGAAGAAACAAAGATTGCAATGATCTTGGTGAGTCACCTGAAGCGACCAGAAGGACGAGGCCATGAAGAAGGACGAGCAGTGAGTCTAGCAGACCTCCGGGGAAGCCAGGCGATTGCGCAGTTGTCTGACATGGTGATTGCCTTAGAGCGCTCACAGCAAGCTGAAGAACCTGAAGATCGCAACAAGACTACTGTTCGCATTCTCAAGAACCGCTTCAGTGGAGAGACAGGAGTTGCGTGCACGTTGTCTTATGATCGCGACACAGGGAGACTCAACGAGACTCACCAACTAGATACTACGAACCCATTTTAATATATGTCAGAAGAACAACCAAAATCAATCAAAGAGATGTGCCGTGAGTGGAAAGCTCAGGGATTAAGTTACAAGAAACGCTACAAGCTTCTTAAATTACAAGCAGAGGTTATTGAAGAATTGTATGAAGCTTATGAAAGGGCAGCTGAGCACTATGGATGCGATGGAGATCCGATGAAATTAGCAGGCACCATGGCTCACCTCAGAGAAGAAGCAGAATATGAATATAGCAGTATTTGACATTGAGACGAACGCTATACGCAACTGGAACACACTCGAAGGCCTTGAGAAAGTCCACTGTATGGTCATCATGGATAACGAAGGCACACACCGTTACCGCAACAACGACTCAGAGAACAACATCGAGGAAGGACTACAGCGCCTAACTAAAGCTGACATTGTTGTTGCTCATAACGGCATTGGGTTCGACCTGTCGGCGCTACGCAAACTGTATAGCTTCGAGCACCCTCGGATTATCGACACGATGGTCTTAGCGCGACTCAACCATCCTGATTGTAAACGTGAAGACTGGACTGACTGTAAGCTCCCTACGTTTATGAGAGGCAGCCATTCGCTCAAAGCTTGGGGTATGCGCTTAGGTGTCCACAAAGACAACCACGGTGCCACCGAGACATGGGAGCACTGGTCGAAAGACATGGAGGACTACTGTGTGCAAGACGTTGTAGTCAACGAGGCACTCTACGCCCACCTGATGAAAGACAGAAGTGTCGACGACCAAGATCTAGTGCTTGAGATGGACTTTGCGAAAGCAATCAGAACCCAAGAGGAGAACGGCTTCCCGTTTGACGTAGAGGCAGGCAATGAGTTGCTTAAAGTGCTCATAGAGAGACGCACAGACCTAGACGAGAAGTTACAAAAAACTTTTCCACCTCTAGTAGTCGAGACTAAGCGTCCTTGGTGGGTGACTCCTGACGGTAAGATGTGGTTGACTAAGAAGCTTGCACAAGAAGCAGGCTATAAGGAGATCGAGAAGGGTCCGATGAGAACAAAGCAGATTCCGTTTAATCCTCAGAGTCGCGACCAGATCGCAGAGAGACTCATCGGTGACGGATGGCAGCCTCAGTATTTCGAGGGGAAACGTCCTGCGATCAACGAGGCAGTGCTGAGAGAAATCGGAACACCACCAGCATTGCAACTCCTTGAGTATCTGTTGGTGGCTAAGCGTCTCGGTCAGTTAGCTGAGGGTAAACAAGCGTGGCTTAAGTTAGTAAATAATAATAAAATATATGGCTCAGTGAATACAGGTGGGACCGTTAGTGGTCGATGTAGTCACTTGAATCCGAACGTAGCTCAGGTGCCTAGTGTTGGCGCTGAGTATGGCACTGAGTGTCGCTCGTTGTTTACTGCACCGCCAGACCGAGTGCTCGTCGGCTCCGATGCGTCAGGCTTAGAGCTCCGAATGCTAGCTGCTTATCTCCACAAGATCGACGATGGACGTTATACCAACGAGATCCTCAGTGGTGATATTCACACAGCTAACCAGGAGGCTGCTGGTCTACCTGATCGCAACGCTGCTAAACGCTTTATCTACTGTCTCATCTATGGTGGGTCTGACGGTAAGATCGGTGAGGTAGTCGGAGGTAGCGCTAAAGAAGGCAAGAAGCTCAAAGACCAGTTCTTCAAGCAGATGCCAGCGATTAAGCGCCTGCGTGACGCAGTGCAAGACAAGGTGCAAGGCTTTGGGTTTCTCAAAGGACTCGATGGTCGTAAGTTGCCTTGTCGTTCTCCGCATAGCGCAGTCAACTTGCTACTTCAGTCAGCAGGTGCGTGTGTCATGAAGCAAGCATTAGTGCACTTCGTCAACGACATGCGCGGCGAAGACTACCAGCTCCACGCTAATATCCACGATGAGGTTCAGTTTAGTTGCCCTCGCGAAAACGCAGATGAATACGGCCAGCGGTTCGTCGACGCTATTAAGAAAGCTGGTGAAACATTCGGACTTCTATGCCCATTAGATGGCGAATATAAAATTGGAAACAACTGGGCAGAAACACATTGATATGAAACTTATAATCGACGGAGACATGTTCCTGTATCGCGCAGCGTTTGCCTGTGAGGTTGAAATCAAATGGGACGAAGACACCTGGACGCTCCACTCTAGTGAACAGGAGACACAACATAACTTTGACGCTTCGATACGAGGAGTAGTCAACAAGTTAGACAAGGATGCTAAATATGTGTTAGCGTTTAGTGACAAAGAGAACTACCGCTATGATATATATCCTAATTATAAATCTAATCGGCGTAACACTCGTAAACCTTTAGGGCTCAGCGCTCTCCGAGAGTGGGCTATTGAAACCTATGATAGTAGAGTGTTTCCGAGGCTCGAAGCTGACGATGTGTGTGGTATCATTGCTACTGAAGATCCGTCTTATGTTGCTGTTAGTGGCGACAAGGACTTCGGGACTCTACCGATCACTTGGTATAACATGATTCGCGATGAGATCCGCAGCGTCACACCTGAAGAAGCTGAACAGTTCCATCTTGTCCAGACGCTCGCAGGAGATCCGACAGACGGCTACATGGGAGTCAAAGGGATCGGCACTAAGACCGCCGAGAAGATTCTGCGCAAAGACGG